ATATAAGAAAGCACTCAAATTAATAAGGGTGCTTTTTTAATGTGATTTAATGTGCATTATAATGTACATTAAATCACTCTATTTTTCATTTCTAAACTTGTCCATCTTTGCAATGTGAATTCACACAATAGGCGAAGTACAAGCCTAATGTTGAACAAAAAAACATTACAAAAAATGAACAAAAATATTTTAAACCAGTTAGACCGAATAGAGCGAAACACACAATTAGCAGCTAAAAACGTCTTAACACTTGAAGACGTTGCCGTCCTCACCGGACTAAGTAAGTCGCACTTATACAAATTGACTTGTTACAAAAAAATTCCGCATTATAAACCAAACGGAAAGCAAATTTACTTCGATCGAAAAGAAATCGAAGATTGGATGAAACAAAATAAGGTTACCTCAATTGATGAGCTTGAGGAAGCTGCAGACAACTATTTAGCAGGAATGGGAGGGAATAAATGATGGAGACAAAAAAAGAACGCCCCGCGATGCCGGAGCAAATACGAGGCGAAGTATCTTTAGTAATGCAGAACAAAGATACTGAAAATCTTTCTAACCGACAAAGGAAAGTTGCAAAATTACTCTCCACAGGGAAATATTCCGCAGCAGATATTTCAATTGTGCTTCATTTCAGCGATCCACGAAGTTATATCCGAGAACTTCAGAACAAAGACCTCAATGTAGAGGACGAGTGGATAACTTATGAAGACGTGCGATTTAAACGTTATTGGATAACACCCGAAAAACCGCAAGGCTATGGCAGAAAATAAAAAATCTTTTATTGCATATTGCGATTGGGGAGAGATTTTCGATTTGCTTACCGATGAGGAAGCAGGGAAAGTTGTTAAGCACTTATTTGCCTATGTTAATGACCGAAATCCCATATTTGATGACAATGATAGATTTCTGAAAATTATATTCGAACCCATAAGATTGCAGCTAAAACGTGATTTAGCAAAATACGAAACTATTTGCGCAAAGAATAGGGAAAACATCAATAAGCGATGGAAAAAAGAGAAACAAACGAATACGGTCGTATACGGTCGTAAAAATCGTAATACGAAAAATACCGATAATGATAATGATATTGATATTATAAAAGAAAAAATACATAAAAAAGAAATGGAGTTTCAAAAAACCATTGAGCCTTTTATAGAGAAATACGGTGAGGAAACTTGTCAAAACTTTTTTCAATATTGGACAGAGCCAAATAAATCAAAAACCAAACTTCGCTATGAAATGGAAAAGACTTGGGATATATCACGGCGATTAGCCAATTGGGCAAGAAACGAAAAATCATTCAACAAAAATGGAAAAACAGAAATCACAACAAGGAAATATGAACAACTTGGCTGATACTCTTATTTTACCGCATAACGATGAAGCGGAAAAGGCAACCATAGCGGCGCTGCTGCTGGAAAAAACGGCATTGTATGAAGTTATTGACTTTTTAAAGCCAGAAATGTTCTATGACGAATTTCTGAGTGAAACCTATAGAGCTATTTTATCCGTTGAGGCTCATTCGGAAGTTGATTTGATTACTGTTTCGGAGGCAATGAGAAAGGGGGGAAAAAACTTCGATATGATGGAGTTGGTCAATTTATCCGATGCAGTAACGTCGGCGGCGCATATTCAAATTCATGCACGCATAGTCTATCAGGATTATTTGCGGAGAAAATTCATGTTGAATTGTGCCAAATCATTGGCAGAAGCGAATGACATAAGTATCGATGTGGCGGATTTGATAGATGGCCACGTTTACGCAATTGAAACACTTTCGAATGTTTCCGATACAGGCTTAACAGAATCCATCGGGAAAGTGGCAGTCGAAGCATACAATGACTATAAAACCCGTGCAGAGAGAAAGGAGCAAGGAGAGCCAATTGGAATACATACAGGATTGAGAAAATTGGACAATGTTTTACACGGGTTTCAAAAGGGAGCGGTATATATTCTTGCCGCAAGGCCGGGTATGGGAAAGACGGCGTTCATGCTTAACATTGCCAGACGAACCGCAGAAAGAGGGAATAACGTACTTATTTTCTCACTCGAAATGACCAAACGTTCAATGGTCGACCGAATGGTGATTGCAGACAGTGGAATCAATTCAGAGGACTATAAAACCGGTAGATTGACACCGGAAGAATTTATAAACATGGAGGAATCTTTAGAGCGCTTGTCAAAATTACCGATATCGATAAATGATACAGCTTCAATTTCAATCCAGCAAATAAGAGCGCAGGCAAAGAAATTTAAAAGACAGGGCAAATGCGATATCGTTATGATTGACTATTTGCAACTCATAGATATGACGCAAATGAAAGGCAAATCAACAAACGATGAGGTAGCTGCAATTTCACGTCAAGTTAAGATTATGGCGAAAGATTTGGACGTCCCCGTTGTATTGCTTTCCCAGCTGAATAGAAATGTGGAAAATAGAGCCGATAGAAGGCCAATATTGGCGGATTTAAGAGACAGTGGAGCAATAGAACAAGATGCAGATGCCGTTCTGTTCATTCATCGGGATAGTTATTACTCTAACAATGCCGACAAGAACGAGGGATTTATACGTGTTGCGAAGAATCGAGAAGGCGTTGTAGGCGATATCTCATTTTGGGTGGACGATTGTATTACTAACTTTCGAGACGAAGCTCCTACCGGCATAAAAGGTGTAAAAGAATATTTTTAAAACACCTATAAAACTTACTGAAATGGAAAAAGATTTTAATTGGCAGAATGGCATCATTGATTTATCAAAACCAATTTCCGGACACAATCAGTTTGGCGGCTGGCTGGTTTATCCAGATGGCACCCTCGAACACAAACAAAATGGCTACTTGATTGGGGCAAACCGATTACGTAACGATGATTGGATACTTCATTTGCTTGAGAAAAGTTGGGTTGATATGAATGATTTTATTCCCGCCTATTTTCAGGCGATGAGAAATACAGGCATACAGCATGCAACCATAAGGTTTTATTACGGCTGAACAACGGAAAAATCAAACCGAGATAATAAGTTATAAAGTATCACCTTAATGTAATTCGTTGGCAGCGGAAAATTCCGCCGCCATTTTGACGTGGGGTAACGGTTCATTAGGTTTGATTAAAATACAACGATCAATCAAATAATTTACTTTTGAGTAGGCTCTGAAAACCCTGAAAATTAATTTTGACTATTTGTAACGCCCTGAAAATCAGGTTTCATTTTTGTCTAATTTCAATTAAAAAGCTTTTCTGAGAAGACTCCCTTTTTGATAATTACAGGAATTTGCCAATTTAGCGAAGAGGGGGATTCCGCTATCGTTGATAATCAGACACTTACAATTGAAAGACCCCGATATCGGAATTTCGATGATGTTGAAAATCAAGCAATTGCAATAGAAAATCTAACTAGGTGGAATTCCGCTGAATTGAGAAAATTTACATAGGGAAGATCTTCCCTATGTAAAATCGAGAGCAAGAAGGCGGTCAAACCGGAAGGAATAAAATCAGTTGTCAGGAATTCCTTGACTACTCACAATTGCCCAGAGAGAATTGCATTGATAGTAAACTTTTGTTTCACTAAACGATTGAAGGCTGGTACTAATCTCACGATTGCAATAAGATTTCCTTTTGATTTCCAAGAATAGATCGTCAGTCGTTTGATAACTTCCAATTTTTTGCCGAATTGATATATTTTCCACTTTTTAGCCACGCAGAGGAACTTTCCCATCGAAGTAGATATTGTCCACCAGAAAGAAAATAACGTCTTAGAACACCTTAAAATGCGTCGGTTATAATCAGAGTAAATCCCCAAAAAAGTGGGTATTTCAAAAAGATCAATCAAAATTTCACAAAATCGGGATTACGATGATGGTGACGATCAATCAATTAAAATGCGTCGGAGGAAATCAATTGAAGCGAAATTACATACCCCAAAACTGGTGTATGCTTTTGGTCGCACCGGAAGAAATTGTATTGTAATTATATTCAGCTTTTAATGGAATTCCGTTTTGGTTTCTTTTAATTGCATAGGGAGAATTACCCGTATCTAATCGCACGATTGCTTTTCGATTGCAACTTGATTTCACATTGATTTTTCAGGAATAGATTTATCGATTAAAAAACAATCGTTGCTTGTAGAGCCTTAAAATGATTTTTTTCACACGATCATACCAGAACAACATGCCATTTTTGTCACCCCAGAGCCCCTGTAATCGATTTTTTCATCAATGTGGAACAGATACATCTCAAAGAAATCAATGCCTTAAAATGCGCCAACTATTTCTATATGTTAAACCTTGAAATTTTTAAACAAAATCCTTGTAAATTTAAAAATAAAATTTTATGTTCGCAAACGAATAAAGGTTCAAGTTTTCACAAACAACCTTGTGAAACTTGAGAGTTATCCTTTGTTTTGTCTAAACTGAATTAAAACGAAGGGTTGGTTTTCATAATCTATTGAATGTTATATGTATAACTAATTAATAATTTTTC